TCGAAGCCCTGAAGCTTCAGCTGAATATACTCAGCACTCAGCTTGGTTTCTCTCCGGGAACGCTTTCTTTTGACAGTAATTCCGGCGTAAAAACGGCGACAGAAGTTGCCGCCGATGAAAAGGACACACTTCGCACCGTGCAGAATAACAAGAATATCATATCCGAGGTGCTTGAAAGTCTTGCAACGGCGATTATAGAAATAACACAGGCTTCAGAAGAGGTCAGCAAAGATTATACGGTTTCTGTCAATTGGCAGGATAACATTATCGGCGATGACAACACCCGTATAGATAACAATATCAAGCTTGTTCAGGCAGGGCTTAAATCAAAAATTCGTGCTATTATGGAAGCACAGAATATAGATGAAGCCGAAGCTAAAGAAGAGCTTCAGCGTATTGCAAAAGAAAACGACATAGACGGCGGCATACTGGACGGTGACAGTTATGAATAAGCTGACTTCCCTACAGCTGTCGCAGGGCATAACCGATCTTATAGTCGGTCTTGAAACCGACCTTATAGCAAACATAGCGGCATACCTTGCCGCAGGAAGAATCGAAGAAGATACGGCAAAGTGGAAAATGAAAAAGCTCGCCGAGCTTGGCAAGCTGACAAAGCAGAACGCTAAAACAATATCCGAATACGCAGGTAAAACACCCGAGCTTCTGGAGCTTACACTTCAAAGAGCGGCAAATTCCGCTATTCAGGAGCTTGCACCGGGATTAAAACGTATGGTGCAGGAAGGGCTTATCGACAAACGAGCCACACCGTCAATGTCCGGCAATATGTTAAACAGCCTTAAAATGCTTCAAAAACAGGCAAAGAAAGACTTGAATCTTACAAATACAACGATGAAGTACAAGGCGAAGAACGCCGCTATGCAGGTGATCAACCGTACCGCCGAGCTTGCAAACAAGCAGGAATACATAGACAGTCTTAATAAGGCTGCAGGAAAGGTCGTTACCGGCATAGAGGCACGTCAGAGTGCTATGCGGGAATGTATCGGCGAAATGACGCAGAAAGGTATCCCGGCTTTTGTAGATAAGACCGGTCGAAACTGGACACCGGAAGCATATACTAATATGTGTATACGCTCCACTGTCGGAAGCGTTGCGAAAGAAACACAGTTTTCGCTTATGGATGAGTATGGGCTTGATTTGGTGGAGGTCAGCAGTCACAGCGGTGCAAGACCGCTGTGTGCGAAAGATCAGGGAAAAATATTCAACCGCAACGGTGGCGGAGGTTATACTACCGACCTTGACGGCAAGCGCATTAAATTCTATGCTTGGCGGTCAAGTTCCTACGGCAAGCCTGCCGGGCTTCTCGGTATAAACTGCGGTCATCAGATCTATCCGTTCCTGCCCGGTATCAGCGTTCAGACCTACTTCCCGTATGACGAAAAGGAGAATGCCGAACAGTACGAAAAAATCTGCAACCAACGTGCTCTTGAACGTAAGGTCAGAGCTTCCAAACGGGAATGTACCTCTCTTGACACTCTCGGCGACAAAGAAGGCTTTGACAAGGCGGCATATAAGCTGAAGCAGCAGGAACAGCAGCTTAAAAGCTACTGTGAGAAAAACGGGCTTGCATACAAGCCCGACCGCACCGCTACTCCCGGTTACGGACGCAGTCAGGCGGCAAAGACTACTGCAAGCTATAAGGCGGCGGTTAAGACTGAGGAGGATCAAATAAAACTTATTGATATTGACAATTCTGCTGTTGATGATATAATAAGGTCAAGCGGCAAAGGTAAATCTGTTAACAGGTCTGAACATCATTATGAAAATTACGGAGAAGTTGATATCAATGATGGAAAAGCTGTTTCTTCTGAATTAAAGAAATTTATCACGGAAGAATCGGAAAGTCCTATTGAAAAATGTCGTGTAATAAACAAAAGAGGAAAAATGTATACTGTTTACGGTGATGAATATACTGTCAATACCGGGCTTCTTGGTGATGAAATGGATGGCAGTATCAATATCCATAATCACGTTAAGGGACAAAGTCAGTATTCCTTTAGTAAGGAAGACCTTATCGAAAGCATTCGAGACGGTTCATACATTTCGTATGCTTGTGACGAGAAATATCTTTACACGATGATTATTAAAAATAAGACACCTACTGATTTAGCTGAACAACTTTATGAAGAAGCAAGACTTGAAGTTGACGATATTCTATTTCATAATCCAGAACTCATACCGTTAGGAGATGAACAACATGAAAGAATTAAAAGAGCCTGTGAAAAACTCGGAATTGCATATAAACGCTCAAAACTACCCTGACGGTTGTTATGAAGAATTAGAAAAGCTAAAAAAAGAATATCAGTCACAATACGCCAATATTGAATCTAAGTATAAAGGTTTTCACGGACGAGATGACAGATCAGCAAAAGAACTTATGGATTTAACCATAGCTTTTCGCAAACGAATTAAAACCATAAGAGATAAATACAACGTTTAAGCACCCTTTCGAGGGTGTTTTTCTTATGACAAATTATATGATTAAAACAGCACTTTCATGGTGCTGTTTTTATATTACCCATTTTACAGAAAGGAAAATCATTATGGATGAAAAAATCACAACATCGGCAGCTGAGAATGCCGAAAGCACAGTTCAGGCGGAACAGGCAGCTGCCTCTGCTCAGAGCGGCGCACAGAACGGCACTGCCACGGAAACTGTTGCGCAGTCCGAACCGCACGCTGAGCAGAAAGCCGAGCCTTCCGGAAATTCAGAAACAGGAAAGGCTGACGACGGAAAATCAGGCGGTGCGGAATCCCCCGTCGACCGCGACAACTCTCAGGAGGAAAACAAGCAGGAGATAGCCGAGCTTAAGGGCAAGGTTCACGCACTTTCTGTCGGCGTTGCGGCAGATTGCATTGAGGATGTGCTTGCGCTTGCAAAGGCAAAGGTCGGCGGAGATGTTACACTTGATAAGGCTATTGACAGTGTGATCGAAAAATATCCCAGCTTCAAGGGAGAAAAGCCTCCCAAGGCAATAATTACATCAGCTGTTGCGACAGTAAACGATGAACAGAAGACAGCTGATGAAGCAAGAATCAACAAGATAATGGGTATTAAGTAAGCCCGGAAAGGAAAATCACTATGGCAAATTCAATTACAAAATTCAAGGCGTATATCGACAAGCTCGATACAGTCTATCAGCAGGCTTCCGCCACATCTATTCTTGATGCTGATGCGGATACGGTGAGAATGGGAGCAAAGGCAGGAGAGTTTCTCATTCCTAAGATGAGCATGGACGGTCTTGCAGATTACTCACGTTCAAGCGGCTATGTCAAGGGTGATGTTACAATTACTTATGAAACAAAGTCCTGCAACTATGACAGAGGTCGTAAGTTCTCTGTTGACGCAATGGATAACGAAGAAACCGCAGGTATTGCGTTCGGCAAGCTCGCAAGCGAGTTCATCAGGACGAAGGTCGTTCCCGAAATGGACGCTTTCCGTTTTGCAAAATACGCAAGTGCTACAGGCATTCTCTCTGCCGCAGAAGCTACTCCTACCGCCGGTACAGCTGTCCTGACGGCTCTTCAGATTGCTGTCAATGCTCAGGATGAGGCGGAAATAAACGTTGACGGCAAGATACTCTATATTACTCCCACACTTCTTACGCTCGCCAAGAACGTTGATACCACAAAGAGTAAAGCTATTCTCGATCGTTTTGAAAAGATTATAACCGTTCCGCAGACGAGATTTTACACGGCGATTGACATGAAGGACGGCACCTCAAGCAACGAAACCGCAGGCGGTTATGCAGGAGCAACAGGCGGATATAAAATCAACTTTATGATTATCAACCGTGATGCCGTTATCCAGTTCGGTAAGCACACGGTCAATAAGGTAGTTTCGCCCGAAGAGAACCAGACAGATGATGGTTATATGTTCTTCTACCGTGCCTACAGCATCGCAGAAACATATGAAAACAAGGTAAAGGGCATCTACCTCAATCGTGATACAACGGCGCTGACTTAAGGAGGTTTCCATGACAAGAGTAGGATTTACAGCCGAAGATCTGGCGGATAACACAGTTCAGCAGGAGCAGAAAACAACTTCGGCAAACAAAAATCAGTCTAAGCAGTCAAAGAAGCCGGCGGAGGTATCCGATGCAGCAGATAGTTACACCTGACTACTACAAAGACGTTTTCTGCGGAGAGTTTGACGGCAATGACAAGGAGCTTGCTAAGCTCCTTGAAATTGCTTACATTATTATATATAACGAGACCTGCGGCAGAATAGCTAATTTTGACAGTCTGAACGAAACAGTTCAGACTTCCGTCAAAGACGCTATCTGCTGGCAGGTCGATTATATATCGGCAAACGGTGGACTTTCGTTTGTGCATGACGGCAGTTTCAGTAACATCTCGCTCGGCAGCTTCAGCTATTCGACAGGCGGCAACAGCAGCGTATCGGATGGGAAACTGCCTATATGCAATGCGTCATACGGCTTGCTTTTACCGACAGGTCTTATGTACAAAGGACTTGATGCGTTATGATGAAACCTATACCACGCAGTCTTTTGATACACACTGCCGCTGTTGTTGCCGAAAAAACCGACAGATGGGGCGAAATCTCCGAAACGTCTACGGAAACATTGAAATATGTCCGCATAGAACCGACAGAAAGTTATACAAGCGATAAGCAAAACAATCAAGTAAAGGTTGATGCAGTCATGTATTACGATTGCCGTAATTCCTCTCCGTCAAATTTCAAATTTGTGCCGGGCGCAAAGGTGATTTTTGAAAAAACGGAATACAGGATTGCAAGCATAAAGCGGTATGACACAAATGCTCCACATCATTATGAGATAGGGTTATCGTTATGAATGTGAAAATAAACATTAACAGTGTGGCAGTCAAGGCGAGAATGACGGAAAAAACACATGATGCTATGAAACTTCTTATGTCAAATTTCCTTAAGGATTGCAACGATTACGCTCCTCAAGATCAGAGCGTTCTCATAAACAGCAGTATAATCCATACAGGAATCTCTGCCGATTGGGTACCACCGCTCGGAAAAAAAGTGACTTCAGAACAGTTACAAGCACTTGCCCGTGCTAAAGGCAGTGAAGTTGAAATAAGAAACGATAGTATTGCTATGGTTCTTCGTTGGGAAACACCTTATGCAAGAACATTGTACTATGGCGTATCTAAAAAAGGTAACCCTATATCATATTCACATGATGAAAACCCAAAAGCCTGCAAAATGTGGGCGCATAAAGCGGAATCGGTTAAAGGGGAACAGTGGCGAAGACAACTGCAGAAACTTTTAACAGGAAGTGATAAATAATGTCACCTCAGAAAAAAGCAATCAAGCTTATTCTTGATCATATCGAAAATAAGCTCGGTTACAGACTTGAAACAACCGGCTTGCCTGTCGGCGGAGGGCTTTCCGCTGAAGCGCAAGCGGCAAAAGATAACGGTGCTACACTTGATAAGCAACGGCAGGACAGAACCTTGCCTCTGCTTATTTTATCCAAGAACAAGATACAGGGTGTAGCTATGGAACAGCTATTTAATATCGGCAATCTTATCTCGAAAGCAACCGAACTGCCGCAAGATGACAGCGTTCAGCTGTTAAGTGCATCGGTTTCGACCGATGCCGCTCCTGTCGGTAAGGTCGGTGACTTTTGGATATATTCTATGATTGTTGATATAAGGATAGCATTTTAGGAGGTACTAATATGGCAAACGAACAGGTAATACCTACTGTCGGCAAAGCCGAGCTGAACAGTGAAATAAAGGTAGAGATCAATACTACTCCCACGGGAGAATCGGCTACATATTCGGATATGCGCAAGGCATTCAAATCGATAACGACTGCAATAAACGAGGTCGTTTACAGTGCAACCTATCTTGCGGACGGCGGATTTGCAAGCTCTGCGGTTGTTGGTGCAGCTCCTACAGTAGTGCTTGCGGGCGATTTTATCAAGGACGATCCCGTTTGTACTTTTCTTGATGAAATTCAGTATGAGATCGGATCAAAGAGAGTAACTGACATCAAGATAACCCGTAACGGCAAGGTTCTCACCTGTCCCGTCACGGTTACAGCTACCGGTATCGGCGGCGG